CTATGATAACCGCGCATTCAACATGGCTATCTGTTCGTCGTTCATGTCATCAATCCACATACCGTAAATTTCATACACCATCTGCGCAGTTTCATGCCCCATTTGGCTGGCTATAAATGCCGGGTTCGCTCCTGCCGTCAACAGCCAGCAGGCAAAAGTATGCCGCGTATGGTACGGATTACGGCGGCGAATACCAGCACGTTTTACTGCTGCATTCCACCTTGCCCCCAAACTGCTTACCGAGTAATAAGGTTTTTGTTTTCCGTTACACACCCTGGGCATGAAAACAAAATGCAGTTTTTGCTTTTCGGTTCTGCCGTACTCCCGATGATAAAAGGTGATTTCGCTTTTGCGATGATGCCCGGTCAGTTTGTATTGCTCCTTCAGTGCTTCAAGAGCAGGCTGCAGTAGTGTTACTGTCCGGATCCCGGCATTTGTTTTTGGGGGACCGAACATATCAAGTATCGTCAGGTTTCTTCTGACATTCACTATTCCCTTTTCGAGATCCACATCCTCCCACGCCAGAGCTGCCAGTTCCCCGTGACGAAGTCCTGAGTAAACTGCAAATTTCCACATGTTCTGGCTCTGTCCTTTTTCACTTTCCATTAATGCATTGAATTCTGTTTTAGATAACGGATCAGGCTTTATTCTGTTTCGCTGTAATTTTTTTACTCCTTCAAATGGTTTGGTTGATATAAATCCCGACTGATACGCAAAACGCAACAGCGAACAGAGCAGGGCGATATAGTTATCAACTGTGCGCACGGTTCTTCCTTTTTTGTTGGATCTTGGATTATCCAGGTAAAGCGTTTCTCCATGCAGCAGTTCATTCCGGTAGTTTAAGATATCGCTATAACGAATATGTGATATCGGGGTACTTTCACAAATTATTATTCTGAGTGTTTTTAATTGTGATTTCGTTTTCTTCATTGTGTTTGTTGTTAACTCTGTCTCTTTAATTTTTGTCCAGATATCACAAAGCTCTCCGAACGTTTTTATGACTCTCGTTGTCACCATTTTTGCCCCAGTGCTGGACTGGGGAAAACGTCTTAAATACTCAAATTCACCGGAGTTTATTTCATGAGCTATCAGCGCTCTTAAATTTCCGGCCTTTTTAATATTACTGTTTGTAATCTCCCAGCCTTTTAATGTTTCCCGACATCGTTTTCCTCGAAACATGAACCAGATGCGAATGTATCTACCTCTAATCTCGACACCTGTTGGTAATTTAGACATATCATGAGTCTTTGATAAACTGATTTATCTTTGGATAGTTGTACCAGATAATCCCTCGTTTGCTGTCTGGCTTACCTAAAGGAGATACTCGTTTGAAGTGGAAGCCCTCCACCCAACAGTTCTGGCGGTATGCTTCAATTTGTCTGGCCCCCAGACCAGTGCGAAGCATCAGGCCGTATTCAACCATCCACTCTTCATTAAAGATTACTTGTGCCATCGCATCACCTCTGGCAGGCGCCAATGTTAGACTGAAATTGACGCCCGATGTTGATTATTAATAATCAGCTATGAAGTTTTAATTTGAATACAATGCAATTCTCGAGGACTGAAGTTTCTCGCAATTAAAATTTATCAGTTTTACTTTCTGCTCTCTGGAAACGCCTGCTTCTTTTTTACCTGAGAGCATTTTTTCGCATTCTGATTTCGTTAGTTTAGATTTTGAATATCTTGTCCAGTTAGTAGGAGTGCCACCTTCCTTTTCAATAGTGGCGGTAATTTTATACATGAACACCTCCATTATTATTTCCAGTGGTTTGTTTATTCCATCTTTCGAGTGCTTCTTTTTCACTTCCACCATAACCGGTTAGGGATTCGCATCCGTTACACTTCGCTCGGTAATATCCTGAAATGGCTTTCACCGTTACTGATGGACAACCACAAAATGGACATGGTTTAACATTGTCATATCTCATAATTTTTCTCATAAAAAATATTTCAAGTTGGCGGTGCATTACACCGCCAGGCTGAATTATTCCTCTGAATTATCGATTACACTGTATTCCCCGGTTAATACAGAGGAATCTGCAGGATCGATTGTCAGTGGTTCCTTTTCATCCATTGATACTGCACGCTGGATCTCAATTGATACGGGCAGATATTTGAACAGGCGACGAATAGCCGTTTTCTTTGCCATTTCTTCCCAGTGAGTTACCCACGGCCCGTTATTACCAGCTTTACTCAGGCTGCGCACCAGCTCAATCTGTTTGCGCGTCATAACTTCAAACTGAGTACCTCCGTCTTTCAGTCTTGCGACAGCATAGACGTGGGTAACCGGGGCATCTTCGTTTTCTCCCGGGCGGTGTATTAACTTTTCATCAAGGCCAAATTCGAAGCTAAACTCGTCACCTTCACGGACAACACGGGCTGACAGGCTGGCGATTTGACCAGAACGGCGAGCCAGATCAATCATGCCGCGATAGCCAATGATTAGCTGAACGTTCTTTTTACCGCTCTTTTCGTTTTTATTACCAAAAGGCAGTAAATATGCATGACCGAGGGCGCTACCTGGCTCAAGTCCGAGCTGTGAACACTGTACGATCGCACTGACAAAACTCATAGTGTCACAGTTTCCTAACGCCGGAACTTTACGAATTTCTGTGGTGGCGATACGGATCATACGTTCAGCCGTCATATGGCGTGGAAGAGCTGCTGCCAGTTGCTCTTTCATTGATGGCTGGTTAATAAAACTAATCACGTCGCTATTTTTAACTGCTGCTGGTGCACGGTTTCCCTGAGTTTTTTGCAGATCGGCTTTTGCGATTGGTGGTTGCTTAGTCATTTGCATATTCCTTAGCCCAGCGGGGCAGTGATAATGTCTTAATAGCTGGCCATTCATCGGTATTCAGGCAGTCAGACAGGGTTCGCAGATTGCGGTGATATTCCTGTTGACCTGCCAGTTTTGCTTCTTCGCCCATCATGAAAATTTCAACCGGATAACGTCCGCATTCAATAGTTGTGCTGGCAACCAGAAAAACGAAAGTTGGCTGCACTCCAAACTGTGCTTCATAACCGTCACTGTAGAATGCATCCTGAACGTGATAGCGGTAGTCGTAATAAGCGGTTTTGAATCGTTGAATATCCGCCGTAGTTTTCACGTCCATGATCCAGTGAAATTCAGGGATAATTTTGTCCGGACGGCACCGACACAAAATTCCTGTTTCAGGATCTTCCCAGTAAATTGATGATTCAGCGTGTCCGGCGCTTTCAACAAGCCATTGCCCCAGCGGCAAAGCCATAACGCTTTGATACATGAGTTCAATTTTCCGGCCTTCTTCCGCAGTGATAACCGTTTTTCCTGTGCTTGCGCATTCCATCAGAAACGCTTTCTCTTCTTCTTTTCCGGCGTTTGTACGGCGGTTAAATTCAGGTGCTACGATAAAGCGGTTACTGAATTCTTCCGGTTCAAGTACCCGGCAGTGGAAAGCAGTTCCTAAATCGAGCGTTTTTGTCTTTGTGGTGTCCACGGGGGCATTTTTACGCCACAAATATAGTGCCGGAGTATCAGCAATGTCATCGAGCTGAGACTTACTGATACCGGGACCCGCGTGGTAATTCTCATTCGAAATTCCGTAATAAATACCTGGCTCTATGTCTTCTACGATTACGGGATCTGCGACTTCGCCAGTTTCATCACTGCAATCGCGATGCGGATCGCTGCCAGCATTCTCATTGTGCGGATGTTCAGCGCCTTCCATTTCCTCCGGATCATTTTCCTTAGCTTCAACCTGACTCTCTTCATCGAATGTTTCCTGGTATGTTGCGTCGCCCATCACCGCACCACAGTCAGGGCAGTTATCCCCGCCAGTCTGGCCGCAGGCATTGCAGGCTATTTCCGGTTCCTGTTGCACTACTGGCTCAGGTTGATTCATATCTGGGCTGGTTTTTTCCGTTTCTGGCTGGTTCTGGTACACACAATCGCGAGTCTGGATCCCCTTTACCCATTTCGGATCGTTCGGGTCGCTAATTCCGTCAACAAATTCACCACGTGATGCAGCAAGCAATTTATCGGCATCGACAGGATTTTTTGATGGAATGTTTTTCCGGGCTTCATGGAGTTCTGCCCGCAGTTCCTGATATTTCGCATCAACAGAATTTACCTGTGACTGAGCATCCAGCGGCTGCGTGTCCTGATGATGTTCAGTTGCGTCCGGTTCCATTGTTTCAGCCTCTCCCTGTTCAACTGCCGTTGTTCCAGATGGTTGCGGTTTTTCTTCATCATCCTGTTTTCCTTCTTCTGTTACTCGCTGCGGCATCGGGGCAGAGGAGCGACCGCAGGCAATATCCACGATTTCCGGATCAGGGTTGGCATGATCGGTTTCAGTCAGTACTTTGTTCAGATATTCAGTGACGTGCGCGGGGATGACCTCGATCCCAATTGGTGCTTCTTTTACGGACGCAACCACGATGGCGCGGGAATAATCCAGCCCGCCAGGCATGGTGATGAATTTGTCGCGGAAAACAGAAAAGGGCGGTTTATTTTCAGCGATAATTTCCTCAATGCGTTTAGCGTGTGCCGGATGAAGGTTATAGATGTCCAGATCCATTGAACGGGCCAGTACGCCAGTGGCTACGTCGCGCGCCAGTGACGTCAGATCGTGTACGAAACCTTCGCCGCGATCGGTGAGGTTTCCGCCGCCAGCATTAGCACCGGAAGCCGTGCGAGTGATGTGTGAAACACGATTACCCTTCATCCACTCTTTTGTCAGCAGTCCTCGATCGGTGTAGTCAGCGTTCAGGTATGCTTCGAAAAAAGCAGTTATCAGTCCCAGGTTTGAATTACCAGGATTAGGGAAAACTTTGTCAGTGTCACGAACCAGTTTGTGGAGTTCGCGAATTTCCAGCGGGTCGAGCAGGCTGGTTTTGTGGGAAACAGCCAGGGCAGTAACAGCCGGTAGTTCTTCAGCCCGAGCAATGTGTAATGCCTGGAGTCCGTCGCGTGAAACGTGCGTTACCGGTTTTTCGCTGCCGTGTTGAGCAAGCCAACGAATGGGCAGTTCCTGGCCAGAAATTGGGAGTAGCATATTCTCCTCAATCTCAGTCATGTCTTCGCCGTTGACGTTGGTATTGCCTTGATAGTGAGCGTTGTCTGGTGCTGCTCCCGGTTTTAGTTCCCATGTCATGGAGTCTTTGCTGAGTTGATAGCGTTCACTCCAGGTAAAATCGATCTCACCTTCAGCGGGCAGGTCATTAACGACAGGAAAATTCGTGGCAACAGCTTTAAAATAGCTGCTCAGTTTTTTACCTGACTTAACGATCAGGTAGTCCAGAGTGGCACAGGTCGATTCAAAATCGTTGCTTGCCCACAGGACGACGTCAGGTTCACCGGATGATTTTTTCGCTTTCCGTAACAGGAAGAGTGGTTTTGTGCTCATTGTTTTTTAACCTCAACTCAGATTAAAATTCGTTTTGTTCAGTGAATGATCTTGCCGGATACACACTGTTCATAGCCTGCGCCATACGCAGGCTATTTCTTTCAGATTTCACCTTTTAATTTCATTGCAATTAGAGTTGCCAGAAATTCGGCTTTTTTTTCTGCGGGCAGATTCTTTCCGATATGCACCAGGCACATTTTTTTGACACCTTCATCAAGTGTTTTTACGTTGCCTGATGGACCATCGATATCAACCACAGTGAATGGGGTTTCTTTATTTTCTGTTTTAATTACGTAGCCAATGCGCTTTCCTTCCAGATTCACCTCGTGAACAATGTCATCGGTAGTTACAACAGTGGCTTCATAATTGGTAATCATGTTTTTCTCCTTAATTAAGGTTGAGCGAATACCTGCCATTTCTGGCATAAATTCAGTTTCGAATAGTCAATTAATTAAAGTTCATGTGCCATCTGGTCTTTTTCGGCACAAGCTTCACTGCAATATTTTCTCGGTTCGTCTTTTGATAAAATCCCGTGCATGAAGTGAAGCATTCTTTCAATAGCTTTGCTTTCTTCAACGTCTTTTTTGCAAAGGTGGTAAGCACATTTTATTTTCTTAGTCATCACCATGACTCCGCCTTTACAGGTAAACCATCACGACCGAGGAAGACTTTAATCATGCGGTCAGTAATGCATGTTTTTGTGGTCAGGTTACGAATATATAGTTTTCGCTTTTTAATATTGTTTGCCGAGGCAATATATGTCCGGCCTTCATGAAGAACATAATCGCCAGGAGTCACACACTGACGTGGTATTTCATCAGTTCCGAAGTGATGTGCAATCATAATTATCTCCATTTTTACAAATGAACTTTGTTGATGCGGTGCCTGGTGCCTCCAGGTGACTGCAACCAGTTAACAATTACAGTCGGCTTTCCCACCCAAACCAATAAGGACTAACATGACTTTTAACTGTGCCACGTGCGCTTAGCCGCATTCACCGCATCACAAAATTCACTTTAAAAAGGGCGGACATCAGCCGAACTTCAAGAAAAAAACTGATGCCGCCAGGACTACACACAGTAATGTCGTTATTTACAACCGGAGGCGCACTCCCACCATTTAAATTTAACAGACAAGACCGACTCTTTATGGATATCGGAAATGCGCCTTCGTGTTGTGCCCGGTTTTATTTCACCACCTCCGGGCTTCGGTGGTCTCGGCTATACCCCTACAGCGAGAGCTTGTGTTAACATTTCAATACCCTTACAGTTGAGAGTTATTGATATGTTGGATGTATTTACTCCATTGTTGAAACTTTTTGCTAACGAGCCACTCGAAAGACTTATGTATACGATTATCATTTTTGGTCTCACTCTCTGGCTGATACCGAAAGAGTTTACTGTCGCATTCAATGCTTATACTGAAATACCTTGGCTCTTTCAGATTATCGTTTTTGCCTTTTCTTTCGTGGTCGCCATTTCCTTCTCAAGATTGCGAGCACATATTCAAAAGCATTATTCATTACTACCAGAGCAACGAGTATTGCTTCGTTTATCTGAGAAAGAAATCGCTGTATTTAAAGATTTCCTTAAAACAGGAAATCTTATTATCACTTCTCCTTGCCGTAACCCGGTTATGAAAAAATTAGAACGGAAGGGCATCATTCAACATCAGAGTGATAGCGCAAACTGTTCTTATTATCTCGTCACCGAAAAATACTCCCATTTTATGAAGTTATTCTGGAACAGCAGGAGTAGACGTTTTAATCGTTAGCTTACTGTGTGCTTCTCCAACCATCGGCGCGCACCAGTTTCGGTTTTAAATGTTTTGCTTTTGGTATACGTCATGGCAGTGAACGTTCCATCCTGGTTGGGGAACACGCCGCACACCAGGGATTCGTTGTTGCCGAGGTCGATTTTTTGCATTTTGCGAATCTCACATCTTGTTGCTACGTATAGCGACTTCTGCCTGCCAGAGATCCCAGTCGTTGCTGCGTAAAGCCTGCACAGCCTGGTTGTAAGTGATACCGCAACAATCCATCAAATACTGAACTACTTCGTAATGCACCATCTTATCTCTCCCCTTAACGCCGGGTGGCGGAACTAACTGCTGCACTGCAAAATTTGAATCCCGCCGTCATGTTCATACGCCTCGGGCTGGCTACTTAACCCCTTACCACTGCCTGGTAACTCGAAGTATTGCCCGGCGTTCTGTGGGGCGGGGTGGGTGGTATGCTGGAACTATAGGTAATGCCTAATTGATTGTCAATAGGCTATGCCTAATGTTTTGAGCGTAACCTAATAGGTGATGGCGACAGCAGAAAGTGATGGGGGGGTTAAATAACGGAATCCAGGAGTTTTCCGTCAGACCATATAAGTTTAAGTTCCAGTTTTTGTGATGTTCTGGCTTTTCCGTTCAGATTCTAGAGCTTTCAGATACTTACCCACTTTCATTTCCATCGCTGCTATATAGGCGCGAACATCGTGGTCAACCCAATCTGGTTCTGTAGCATTTCCAGATAACAGGAAAGCTACAATCGCTCTTATTTCATCAGAGGCTGCTCGATAAAGGTTGTTTATATCTAAAAGTTCACTTTTTGTATCTGAATTGGTGGGGGTTGGTATGGGGTATTCGTTAAGCCCCCAATGCTCTGGACCAACAACATCAGAAAAGAAACGCCATAATTCTGGAAGTTTATCTTTACTTATAGAGCCTTTCTTAATCCAGTCATAAATTGATGGTGGTTGGACTTTGAAGTGGCGTGCGACCTCCGCCTTTGATTTGACGGATCCCGATGCGATTTTTTTGTTAATGGCCTGCTCTATCGCTCGGCCTAAGTCTTTACCACTAAGCATTGCTTAATATTCTCCTATGCGCATTACATTAGGCAATCCCTACCCTTACCGCATTAGGCACAGCCTATTGACAATTGCGTTAGGCGTCGCCTAATATTTCTGTGTGTTTTTGGAGTTCATTCGATGAAAAAAGAGAACTATTCATTCAAGCAAGCTTGTGCTGTTGTCGGTGGGCAATCAGCAATGGCTAGGCTTTTAGGTGTATCACCTCCAAGCGTAAATCAATGGATCAAAGGGGTACGTCAATTGCCTGCCGAGAGATGTCCAGCAATTGAACGTGCAACAAGAGGTGAGGTTCTGTGCGAAGAACTTCGTCCTGATATTGACTGGTCATATTTACGACGTTCGGCATGTTGTTCGCAGAATATGTCAGTGAAGCAACTAAATGACAGTAACAAATCCTCATTTGATCATACCTGAAACATCAAGAGGCAAATGATTCATGAAAATCAAGCATGAGCACATCGAATCAGTGTTGTTTGCCCTAGCAGCCGAAAAAGGGCAGGCATGGGTAGCCAATGCAATTACTGAAGAATATCTGCGCCAGGGGGGCGGCGAATTGCCCCTGGTTCCAGGCAAGGACTGGAACAATCAGCAGAATATCTATCACCGTTGGTTGAAAGGTGAAACGAAAACGCAAAGAGAAAAAATTCAGAAGCTGATCCCAGCAATTCTGGCAATCCTTCCGCGCGAGCTGCGTCACCGACTCTGCATCTTCGATACCCTGGAACGCCGTGCATTACTGGCGGCGCAGGAAGCGTTAAGTACGGCAATTGATGCGCATGATGATGCAGTCCAAGCCGTTTACCGGAAAGCGCATTTCAGCGGCGGCGGTTCTTCCGACGATTCTGTCATTGTTCATTAAGCAAAAGTTTCCATGCTGTTTGTGCTTATTCTAAGCCACCGGGCAGCATCATACGGGGCAATTATGGCCGCATTACCATACATGCAACTGTACATAGCTGATTACCTGGCTGACACCATGCATTTGTCAGCAGAGGAGCATGGTGCGTATTTGTTGCTGATGTTCAATTACTGGCAAACAGGAAAGCCAATACCTAAAAACAGGCTGGCAAAAATTGCCCGTCTGACTAACGAGCGATGGGCTGATGTTGAACCATCCTTGCAGGAGTTTTTTTGCGATAACGGCGAGGAATGGGTGCATCTTCGGATTGAGGAAGATCTGGCATCAGTCAGGGAAAAATTAACCAAAAAATCAGCCGCAGGAAAAGCATCTGTTCAGGCCAGAAGAAGCAGAAAGGAAGCAGATGTTCAAACAAAACAAGAGAGAAATTTAACAGGTGTTCAAACAGATGTTGAAGTGGTGTTTGAACATGATGTCAACACAAAGGCAACTAATAAAGATACAGATAAAGATCTAAAAACAGATCCCCCCCTAAATCCCCCCCGGGGGAATCGAGGTGTCAAAAAGTTTGACCCTCTGGATATTGCTTTGCCGAACTGGATTTCTGTCTCGCTTTGGCGTGAGTGGGTTGAATTTCGCCAGGCATTGCGAAAACCGATTCGAACGGAGCAGGGCGCTAACGGGGCGATACGGGAGCTGGAAAAATTCCGCCAGCAGGGTTTTTCACCTGAGCAGGTGATTCGACACAGCATCGCCAATGAATACCAGGGCTTGTTCGCGCCGAAAGGTGTTCGACCTGAGACGTTACTCCGACAGGTTAACACCGTCTCGTTACCGGATAGTGCGATCCCGCCAGGCTTCAGGGGGTAACTGACCATGAAAAATATTGCGACAGGCGATGTTCTTGAACGTATCCGCAGACTGGCCCCGTCACATGTAACCGCGCCATTCAAGACGGTAGCGGAGTGGCGCGAGTGGCAACTTTCCGAAGGCCAGAAACGTTGTGAGGAGATCAACCGTCAGAATCGTCAGTTGCGGGTGGAAAAAATTCTGAATCGCTCTGGCATCCAGCCATTGCACCGCAAATGCTCGTTTTCGAATTACCAGGTGCAGAACGAAGGGCAGCGATACGCGTTGAGTCAGGCGAAATCCATCGCTGATGAACTGATGACCGGGTGTACAAATTTTGCGTTCAGCGGAAAACCTGGTACCGGAAAAAACCATCTGGCGGCGGCTATCGGGAATCGCCTGCTGAAAGATGGCCAGACAGTGATTGTGGTTACCGTGGCTGATGTCATGAGTGCCCTACACGCCAGCTATGACGACGGGCAATCAGGCGAAAAATTTTTGCGGGAACTGTGCCAAGTGGATCTGCTGGTTCTTGATGAAATTGGCATTCAGCGCGAGACAAAAAACGAGCAGGTGGTGCTGCACCAGATTGTTGATCGCCGGACAGCGTCGATGCGCAGCGTGGGGATGCTGACAAACCTGAATTATGAGGCCATGAAAACATTGCTCGGCGAGAGGATTATGGATCGCATGACCATGAACGGCGGGCGATGGGTGAATTTTAACTGGGAGAGCTGGCGTCCGAATGTCGTCCAGCCAGGAATTGCGAAGTAATTTTTACCGGGAGAAAAATTTAATGGAGACTGTTTTTGACGCACTGAAAGCAATGGGAAAAGCTACATCCATAGAACTTGCTGCGCGACTTGATATCAGCCGTGAAGAAGTGCTGAACGAACTATGGGAACTGAAAAAGGCTGGTTTCGTTGATAAAAGCGCGTACACCTGGCGTGTGGCTGATAACAACGTTCAGCAGGAACAGCCAGCGCCGGCAGAACTGCCGGAAGAAACTACCACGGCAACAGTCGCGAAAATTTCAGAGAGCGATTTAACTGCGACGATTGAACAACGTGGTCCACTAACTGCGGATGAACTGGCTACGTTGTTCGGTACCACATCCCGCAAAGTGGCTTCAACGCTGGCAATGGCAATCAGCAAAGCTCGTCTGATTCGCGTTAATCAGAACGGTAAATTTCGTTACTGCATGCCGGGCGGTAATTTACCAGCAGAGCCGAAAGCTGCATCGGTAGCGGAAACAGATGGTAAAGCCTTTCCTCAGCTAGCCGGTGTTGCGTTACCAGTACAGGAAGCTGCAACACAGGAAGATATTAAAACAGAAACTGTGGCGGACATTGTGCAGTCGTTGCCATCGTTTACTGAAACGCAAGCGGATAACCTGATTTTACCATCGCTGCATATGGCAAACCGTGAACTGCGTCGGGCGAAAAATCATGTCCAGAAGTGGGAGCGAGTCTGCGCCGCGCTGCGGGAGCTGAACAAGCACCGGGATATTGTTCGACAGATTACTGATTCTTCCCGCCGTGTTGTATCGGAAAAGTGATTGCCGGAGGCGCTTATGGCAAAAGTATTTACACAAGAAGAGCGGGAAAAATTAAAGGGCAGGTTGTTGAGCTAGTACGCCGGAGTGGGCGCGAGACGTTACGGCAACTGGAAGCCAAGACAGGTGCGACAAGATATCTGATGAGCGTTCTCGCCAGAGAGCTGGTTGCCAGTGGCGATGTATACAACTCTGGTTACGGGTTATTCCCGTCTGAACAGGCTCGTAAGGATTGGCAAAATGCCCGCAAAAAACTATCTAGGGCAAAGGTGAAGAAACTATCTGTGGTTGATCCGGACCTTATCTGGTCATTACCAGACGGAGAAATACGCCGCTACGACAGGCGTCTGAACATAATCTGTCGCGAGTGCCGGAAAAGCGAAGCTATGCAGCGAGTGCTGGCGTTTTATCAAGGAAATTAGTATTGCCAGGAAAATAGATAGGGAATATAATGACCACCTCAAAAAGGAATGATCCTATAAAACCAACAGAGGAGCCACACCGTAAGGTGTGGCTTTTTTTTATTTTTCCCCGTAATTTCTCTGTGCTGATTGCAGGGCTTTGTTTAGATTTTCAATGAAGGAATATCTAGCTTCCTGCAAAGGATTGGTGCGCCATTCTTTAGGTAATACACGTTTATTGGCTTCCTCAAGCAGCGAACTATATAGTTCTAGCATATAATCAAAAAATATTTGTGCTCGTTCCTTTCTATATTCTAGTCTTTTGATTACATCGCTGGAGGAGTTTATGATTAAACGTTCAAATCCTTTTAGATCTTCCCAAACTTTTTCGTTCGCAATGAATGAGTCCATCATAGTACATTCAACAAATGTAAAATTACTGATTAGCTCCTTAGTAATATATCCCCCAAGTCTTGTAGGATAAAAACTTGATTTGAATTCTGGTACATCATGACCAGCCGTGCTTATAAAGCGTAATTTACATAAATCACGCAGTATGGCAATTGAGTCATCATCACCGACACCAATTTTTCTAAGTTGTTTTCGGATGTCAATTCCGTCGATATATTGAAATGCAGGATCAGCACTATATTGGACTAATGCTGCTAAAACGAATAGTCTCAAAAGTTGGAAGTTGGTCCTTCCCAGTCTTGAATCAAATGGATTGCCAACCAATGAATAAGCCTCTGAATATACAGCTTGGTTCCCTAGCAGTATCGCTCTGAGAGCCTCATGCTTAGGCAATATATAGTTGCCACCTTCACTATATATTCGCATAGCTTTACCTGGATTTGTATAACCATGTTCAATAAATTCTCTTGTCATTCTTAGTGCATTTCTGATGTCTCCGGCAGCAAGTACTTCAAGTAAATTGCCGATTTCTGTTCCTAAAACAGAGCTTTGTAATAAGCTTATTAAATCGGCTTTGTTATCAACGTGAAATCTTATCCCATTATCTGAAAGAAAATCACCTTCTTCTCCTTCAAGCATATTTTTGGCTAAGAAAAAACGTTTAGATAAAACAGACTCTACTTTTGGTGGTTCAATAAGAATAGGGTCGAAATCAAATGCGTTAAACGCTGGGGAGTTACGGTGTTCAACATATGTAGAATTACGTAAGGATATAACAAGATTACATTTGAGTCTCTGGGAAAATGCTACACAATCAGTGAAAATTTGAGATTGGACTTCCTCGCTGAGTTGATCAACGTTATCCACAACAAGAAAAATAGGTGTGTTTTTCGTTGCATAGCTGATTAAAGTATCAGCATATGGCTTAACTTTGTCAAAATCAGCTTGTAGCTTGTTTGTAATTAGTTGATTGACTTTTTCTTCATCCTTCGCAATAAGAAATGCAGGTCCTTTTTTTATAGAAGTTATCTCATCTTTGTATGCGTTCTGTATGCATAGCTCATAATTGCAAAAAATGGATCACTTATAATATAGTTTTTTATTATATTATAAATGTAGTCTATAGGGGACTCGTCATTCGTGTATTGTAAAAAATCCACCTTTATCCAATGAGGATAGGGTTTATTATTTGATTTTTCGAAATACGATGCGGCAGATATATTTCGTGTGTAATGTAAAAATGTGGTTTTACCTGCGCCAACAGTTCCTAATATAACAATAGCTAAAGGTTTTGAATTCTTTTTTGCTCGTAATAGTGATTCTTTAAAAACATTAGCATCTCTTTTTTGCATCGGTCTTATAGGCGCCGTACTAAAGAGGTGTTGACTTTTTGATATGTGCATATTAATACGCCTATCAAATTTCATCCTGTCAGGAGTATTTACATAACATCTTTCAAAAAGATCATTGTCGATTTCTGTTATTGTATCTGAAAATGAAGTGATAATTGCTTCTTCGACTAATGGGTATATTGGATTCTTTGCATCATAAGAGATACTTTTACGGACTGTATTTTTTAAGCGTCTTTCTTCTATTTGATCTTCCCTGTTGCCTAATAAAGTAACTTCAAGGCTAGAGTTTATAACTGCTTTTCTTGATAATAAGTCATAAAATTCTGTATAGTCATCTTTAAGTGCACTTTGTAAATTGTTAAATACAATTGCGTAAGATGAGTTGAATGCAACTTGATCCGTTCTATTTGCTGGGAATATAACCCATTGTTCACCATTAGTTACAACAGCAAATTGAATGCTCAGTTTTCTACAATAATCTCTTGCTTGAATTATGGCATCTCCAAAAGGACCGGAAAGATTATTGTTGTTGAGTTTCAGTCTCCTATCGAATTGTTTTGTGTCGAATGCCTGACCAATTTTTTTTGCTTCAATTATAAACGCAGTACTTGCTGTTTTAATGACATAATCAGCAAAAGTAGTCTCGCCATCTTCGCTAACTCGAGTTTCTACCGATACATCATCCCTAGTCCACTTCAATACTTCAAAGAGTATTTGATCTATGATCTTAAGGCGTGTTTCAGCTTCATTTGCAGAGGATAACTGTAATTTTTGAGCGTCTTCAATGATTTTTGTTATGATATCCATAGAATAATAGGCCTTTGTCGACATCTTACATTGAATATGGAAACCTTCGAATATTGTGGATGCGTAATGATACGGTAACTTTTTATATCATAACATTTAGGTAAAATCGATAGTTGATATTGATTTTTATATACTTTTCAAGCAGTCCCTGGGTGGCTCGGGGTTTTAACACCTTTAGCGTACTTAAATTAGTGAATCCCAAAGTTAAGGTTGCTGGTTAGATGATGAAGAATCCCTCGCCACCTCTGATGTGTCAGGCCTCCTCAACGCACCCGCACTTAATCAGCTTTGGCAGGTATATTTTATCTGTGAATATTTTTATAAAAATAATGCCCACGCACAGCATAAAACAAAAAGTATTACAGATAAAAAAGGAACGTAATGTGCAAATTTGTTGTTTTCCATATTTACTCACCTTAATATTCTTAACCCTGGTAGGGTTGTTATTTCAGCGGTTTTCAAATGAGATATTATGGTGATCTGGCAGATTTGCATAACATTAAAATTTAATTTGTTTAACCGCTTTTAATAATAAGCGTTGTTTGTATCCCAGCAATCTGTTGTTTGGTTTTTATTCCATTAAGGTGGGGGCTTTACACTGGAGCCAGTTTATTTATACTTCATACGTCAGCCTGAACAACTGGCATCTGCTGCGCTGCGCCATCGAGAGATTGAGAAATGGCGCATATACAACTGGTCAAACAAACCTCTTCCGGATTACTTCTCCCGGCGACGCCGGAGAGTTGTGATTTTCTGCATCAAATCAAAATAGGCGAGTGGATACACGCAGACTTTAAGCGTGTGCGTAACTACGCATTCCACAAGCGTTTTTTCAAACTCCTGCAACTGGGATTCGATTACTGGACTCCGGTCGGTGGGGCGATCACGCCTCGCGAACGAAAGCTGGTTTCAGGATTCGTTGATTACCTATGTGAATCAGTTGGCCGGGAACATACGCCAGCTCTGAGCGAAGCCGCAGAGCAATACCTTAACACCGTTGCGACTCGTAGAACCCGGGATACGGCGTTGCTAAAGTCGTTTGAGGCTTTCCGCGAGTGGGTAACCATTCAGGCCGGATTTTACACCGAGCATATTTATCCGGACGGTAGCCGTGGGCGTCGGGCAAAATCCATCGCTTTTGCGAATATGGACGAAGTCGAGTTTCGGCAGGTTTATAAATCTGTACTGAATGTGCTGTGGAACTGGATTCTGTTCCGTAAATTCTCCTCTCAGGAGGAAGTTGAAAATGTGGCCGCAGAACTACTGGAGTTTGCGTAATGGTGAATTTACGTAAAGCGGCTAAAGGCCAGATGTGCCAGATCAGAATCCCTGGCTACTGCAATCACAATCCCGAAACCTCTGTGCTGGCGCATTACAGGCTGGCGGGGACGTGCGGAACAGCGACAAAACCACACGATATGCAGGCGGCGATAGCCTGTAGCTCATGCCACGATCTAATCGACGGGCGGGTAAAAACCAGCGATTACACCAAAGAAAAATTGCGCCTGATGCATGCTGAAGGGGTTTTTCGCACACAAGAAATCTGGAGAAAGAAAGGTCATTTATGATTTACCCAACGAATACAGGAAAAAGCGGAGAACACCTTCGCCTCACCACGCTGGAAAGTGTCTGGATTCAGGGAAAACTACGTATGTGGGGGCGCTGGTCGTATATTGGCGGTGGCAGGTCAGGGAATATGTTCAATCAGTTGTTGGCATCCAAAAAACTGACGAAAACAGCCATTAATGAAGCCCTGCGCAGAATGAAAAAAGCGGGAATAGAGAAAGCTGAGCTGGAAGCGTTTTTGCGAGAGATGATCAACGGCAAGCAAAAGAGCTGGCTGGCGCATTGTACTGATGCAGAGGCGTTATGTATTGATCGAGTCATAAGTGAGGTGCTGGCAGAGCATCCAGGATTGATTTGCATTCTCCGGCAACGCTATGAAGGGCGGGGGATGACTAAGCGCAAAATGGCTGAATTGCTAAATGATGCACACCCAGAGTGGTGTTTTAGCACATGCGAAAAACGGATTGCTAATTGGTTAGCTGTTGCTGAGTATGCCCTATATATTCCCATGCGTGAATCATTTGCTGAGAAAATGGCTTGATTTCTTACGTATAAACTGCTTCAATTTTGCTATGCTTCGCAAAGCTGTATCGCGAGGCGGATTGCAGACATGGACATCGTAAAAAAACCGCTTAATGCGGTTTTTTTACGTCAGGAAAGCAGGGGAGAATGCTGCTAGTTGGGCAACTGGTCTTTCTGCTCCAAATTATAACAGAGACCAGTTATAGTTTCGGTGCTGTGTTTTTTTTACAATATTGTGATAACACATTGCTGGCGGGAGTTTTGATATTTCTTGGCAGGGGCTGATGATGCGTTATCCTGATGTCGTCAACTCATATAAAATGAGATGAGAGATCATTGCAGGGTGGTTTGTAATTCGCTGTTTAGCGGGACAATATGTTGTCTGATACAAGACACCCGACGCCTCAGATTACTATAATAAAGACGAAGCATCCTTTGTATTGACCAACCGCCTGTTTAGGCGGTTCTTTTTGGGCTGGTTTATTGTATGCCAAATGATTATTAAAAAGGTTGTGTTAATAACAAAATCCGAAATAATATGCCTGCATATTTTTATCTTGCTTATATTCTGCATATTGTGCATAGCAGGCTCATCCCTGCAATCAAAACGGTATGATGAGTATTTTTTGTTTTCCTTTTTTCCAGTCATCTGATGATGACCTGCTTCTTTTTAATCCGGATCGACATCAGTTTTTTAAGTTAATTCCTGCGAGTTATATGCATAAATGCCACAAACTCCGCATTTTATGTGGTTGGGAGTTGCCGGGCGCGCAGTGAGTTTGCTAAGAAAACTCCTGCATGGTGAATCCCCCTGTGCGGTGGGGTGATACCATTAACCTTTTCTGTCGCCGACAGGTATCACGAACATTTTGTTCACCGGGAGGCACCCGGCACCATGCACTTCAATAGATTCTCTCCACATTATGGATCTTCTTTCAGAATATCCCACGCAGACTTTGTGTAAATGTTAACAAATGTGCGTTTTATTTGATCTGATTCGCTGTTTGAGCGTCCAAAACAACGGTATATATAATCCTTTACTATATGACATATGTGAGGAAAAATGGGTTTTCGTAGCGCATCAATTCTTACGTTGATTATTAGTGGGATTATTATCGGGTGCACTGATGCTGTATCGACAAATTATCATGACCGTACATCATATTACTCCGATAAAGCAATAGAGACACAGTATGTGAGTTCATCTGAACGTACTTCTGATGTTAGTGAGGATATCCGTCTGTATGCCCATCAAATCAAGAGCGCCATCGAAAAACAGTTCGGGGATGCGAGTAAGTATTCAGGAAAAGAGTGTACACTGAGAATGCATATGGCCCCGAATGGCCTTCTACTGGAGGTTAAAAGAGAAAGTGGAGACCTCGATTTATGTCGTGAAGCGATGAATGCGATAAAGAATGCTGATATACCTGCCCCCCCTTCGCCGGAAGTATATAAAGTATTTCAAAATGGGGTGCTGGATTTTAAACCCTGATATTTATTGTTTTGTAATAAACGGTTTCGGCTTAGGTTTGTTCTGACACAGCTACGGCACTGAGCTAAATTTAGCGGATAGTCAGCTCTGAGCCAGTGGCGGACGTAACAACTACTATTGCTGAGATTTTAATGGATTGAGGAGCAAGAAGTGGGATTAAAGAAAATCGTTATGTTGACTTTTTGGGTCGGTTTTGTTGCGGGATGCACACCTTTACACCCTTCAGATTGCCACAAAACTACTGCTACAGGTAGTTGCAGTTCAGGACGCTGGGATGATCAGGATGAATGGGGGGCGCAAGCGCGGGGAATAAGAGCTGCAATTAATGCCAAACTTGATGAGCCGCATAATTGGAAAGGGAAAAAATGCAGGTTGCATATGGAATTCTCTCAGGATGGCACGGCGTTAAAAATATCTACCAGTAACGGTGATAAAGCCTATTGCGAAGCGATAAAGTCCGCAGCTCATAAAGCCAAATTTCCGGCCTTCAACAATCCGGAAGTCTACAGAGATTTTCAGAAATCTGGCTTTGACATGCGAGGTTAGCTCTTCAATTACTATATCTCATTCATAGCAAACTGACAGATTTGATGATGTTCTATATACGAAACCTGTGATGTCAAGTCTGAGCTAATACAAATAAACATAATATCAGAGAAATACATTTTATTAGCTCGCTACGGCGAGCTTTTTATATTGCATCGTCTCCAGCATATATATCAATTAAGGCTCTGATTGATGTGTCTGAAAGCCTACACATAATAACTATGCCATCCGTTCCGTGCGGAGGTGAGGCTATGAAATCCATGGACAAAATTTCAACAGGCATTGCCTATGGCACCTCCGCAGGCAGTGCTGGCTACTGGTTTTTACAGTTGCTCGATAAAGTCACGCCCTCACAGTGGGCAGCAATAGGTGTGCTGGGTAGTCTGGTGTTTGGCCTGTTGACGTATCTGACAAATCTTTATTTCAAGATTAAAGAAGATAAGCGTAAGGCTGCACGGGGAGAGTAATTCAATGACTCAAAACTATGAACTGATTGTGAAAGGGATCCGCAATTTTGAGAATAAAGTTACGGTAACTTTAGCGTTACGGGACAAAAAACGCTTTGACGGTGAAATTTTAGACCTGGACATCTCGCTGGACCGTGTTGAAGGTGCCGCGCTGGAGTTTTATGAGGCAGCAGCCAGAAGGAGCATCAGACAGGTCTTCCTGGATGTTGCTGCCGGGTTATGTGAAGGGGATGAGCAGTCACCGGAAAAGCGCCCCATAATTTTAGAGGCGCAGGGTGTGTGGATAACCTACAAAGGAAAACTGCCGGGAAGAATTACTGGTTCACTGAAGACTCCGCCGAAATGGTAATTTCACCAGCATATTTTTCTTCCAGTAATACCGCCAGCCACTTGAAAGAATTTTGTTGTTGCTGGGACCATTTGGGGTTGAGTGATTCAAGCTGGAGCGATGCCAGTGTTGGTTGCATTTGTTCCTTGGGAATTGAGAATGCCAGATATGAAAATGCGACAGTAAGGGCATTTACATCATCCCGAAGCCTGGAAATGCAGTCGAGCAACTCCTGTAGAGAAATGGTGCTATTGTCCATAAATAATCCTCTCTATTGTATTTAACTATTCCTTGCCTGATTCAACAGGCCGGGACAGATAAACATATCCAGGGTTCAGAAACCGATAAATCCTGATAAATATCCATGAACGCAAAAATCAGATACGGCCTGTCGGCTGCCGTTCTGGCACTGATTGCCGTCGGTGCGCCTGCGCCTGATATTCTCGACCAGTTTCTGGATGAAAAAGAAGGTAACCACACAACGGCATACCGCGATGGTTCCGGTATATGGACCATCTGTCGTGGTGCCACAATGGTGGATGGTAAGCCCGTCATACCGGGAATGAGGCTGTCGAAGGAAAAATGCGACCAGGTTAACGCTATTGAACGTGATAAGGCGCTGGCATGGGTGGAGCGCAATATTAAAGTACCACTGACCGAACCACAGAAAGCGGGTATAGCGTCATTTTGTCCCTATAACATTGGCCCCGGTAAGTGTTTCCCGTCGACGTTTTATAAGCGGCTGAATGCCGGTGATCGTAAGGGTGCATGCGAGGCGATTCGCTGGTGGATAAAAGATGGTGGGCGCGATTGCCGCATACGTTCAAATAACTGCTATGGACAGGTTATTCGTCGTGACCAGGAAAGCGCATTAGCCTGTTGGGGGATAGATCAGTGAGCAGAGTCGCCGCGATTATTTATGCTCTGGTTATCTGCATCATCGTCTGCCTGTCATGGGCTGTTAATCATTACCGTGATAACGCCACCGCCTACAAAGAGCAGCGCGACAAAAATGCCAGAGAACTGAAGCTGGCGAACGCGGCAATTACTGACATGCAGATGCGTCAGCGTGATGTTGCTGCGCTCGATGCAAAATACACGAAGGAGTTAGCTGATGCGAAAGCTGAAAATGATGCTCTGCGTGATGATGTTGCCGCTGGTCGTCGTCGGTTGCACATCAAAGCAGTCTGTCAGTCAGTGCGTGAAGCCACCACCGCCTCCGGCGTGGATAATGCAGCCTCCCCCCGACTGGCAGACACCGCTGAACGGGATTATTTCACCCTCCGGGAACGACTGGTAATGATGCAGGCCCAACTTGAAGGTGCTCAGCAATACATAACCGAACAGTGTTTAAAGTAAAATCTTAACTACAATATGATTCATTTTGATGATTGTTTCATAAGGAACAGTGAAGTAAGATCTAAGAGGAGTTAAATTTTATACAGTATAATCATAATATTGCAGCAAGGTGGTTATAATTGAAAGAATATTTAGATATGAATACATCTCATGTAAGAGTTGTTACTCATATGTGTGGGTTCCTGGTTTGGCTCTATAGTCTTTCAATGTTGCCACCAATGGTTGTAGCATTGTTTTATAAAGAAAAAAGCCTGTTCGTTTTCTTTATAACTTTCGTTATATTTTTTTGCATTGGTGGCGGAGCGTGGTATACAACTAAGAAATCTGGCATTCAATTACGTACCCGTGATGGGTTTATTATAATTGTAATGTTTTGGATTTTGTTTTCTGTTATTAGTGCATTCCCTTTATGGATTGACTCAGAACTTAATTTAACGTTCATTGATGCTCTGTTTGAAGGGGTTTCTGGAATAACAACAACAGGAGCAACTGTAATTGATGATGTTAGTTCATTACCTCGGGCATATTTGTACTATCGGTCACAGTTAAATTTTATAGGTGGTTTAGGAGTTATTGTTCTGGCGGTTGCTGTATTGCCATTATTGGGTATTGGTGGTGCAAAGCTTTATCAGTCAGAAATGCCGGGGCCATTTAAGGATGACAAACTCACTCCCCGCCTGGCCGATACGTCACGGACACTGTGGATAACTTATTCTTTATTAGGTATTGCTTGTATTGTCTGTTATAGACTTGCAGGAATGCCTTTGTTTGATGCTATTTGTCACGGGATTTCCACAGTTTCGCTTGGTGGTTTCTCAACTCATAGCGAGAGTATCGGATATTTTAATAACTATTTGGTTGAGCTGGTGGCTGGTTCTTTTTCCCTGCTATCGGCTTTCAACTTCACTCTTTGGTATATTGTTATTAGCAGGAAAACGATAAAACCTTTAATCAGAGATATTGAACTTCGTTTCTTTCTGTTAATAGCCTTAGGGGTGATCATTGTTACCTCTTTCCAGGTCTGGCATATAGGTATGTATGACTTGCATGGAAGTTTTATTCATTCGTTTTTTCTTGCCAGCTCCATGCTCACTGATAATGGTTTAGCTACGCAGGATTATGCAAGCTGGCCCACGCACACGATAGTGTTTTTGCTGTTGTCAAGTTTCTTTGGGGGATGTATAGGTTCAACTTGTGGTGGAATTAAGTCACTTCGATTTCTTATACTTTTCAAACAAAGCAAACACGAGATAAATCAGCTTTCTCATCCCAGAGCGTTGTTGAGTGTAAATGTAGGAGGGAAGATAGTTACAGATCGTGTAATGAGGTCTGTATGGAGTTTCTTTTTTCTTTATACTCTCTTCACGGTGTTTTTTATACTGGTGTTAAATGGTATGGGATATGATTTTCTTACATCATTTGCAACAGTGGCTGCATGTATTAATAATATGGGATTAGGTTTTGGGGCTACTGCATCGTCATTCGGAGTGCTTAATGACATTGCAAAATATTTAATGTGCATAGCTATGATTCTTGGTCGCCTTGAAATTTATCCTGTTATTATATTGTTTTCAGTTTTTTTTTGGCGCTCCTAATATATGGCTGATTTATAATTGTGAGCTTAATATTATGTTGACTCACTCATTGATCCAATACCTAACTTTACCAGCAACACCTCCGCCCCCAGTAGCACTGGCTGCTGGGGTGCGTTTTATTCATAAAGCAAGGATGTATGAGCGAGAAATTAAAGATAGTCTATCGCCCATTACAAGAATTGTCACCGTATGCGCACAACGCCAGGACGCACAGCCCTGAGCAGGTGGCACAACTGGTAGAAAGTATTAAGCAATTCGGCTGGACTAATCCGGTGCTGATTGACGAAAAGGGCGAAATTATTGCGGGTCACGGTCGTGTTATGGCGGCTGAAATGCTCAAAATGGATTCTGTTCCGGTCATTGTTCTGTCTGGCCTGACGGATGAGCAGAAAAAGGCGTACCGCCTGGCAGATAATCGCCTGCCGATGAATGCTGGCTGGGATGAAGATCTGTTGCGGATGGAGCTGTCGGACCTAATCAATGCTGATTTTGATGTCTCCCTGACAGGCTTCATCCCGACAGAAATTGATGAACTGTTGACGGATGTTTTGCCCGGTACAGGAAATGAGGAGGAGCCGTATACGACGAAAATTGATACGCCTGTTTATGAGCCGTCGGGCGGTAAACCGGATATCAGTGAACTGTACGACGATACGAAAACGCAGGAGCTGATCAGCCGGATACGTTCGGCTTCCCTTGAGCCTGATATTGAGAAATTCCTCCTGTGTGCGGCAGAACGTCACACGGTGTTTAATTTCAGCAGAATTGCGGACTATTACGCTCACGCCCCCGCTGAAATTCAGTGTTTTTTCGAGGAGTCGGCGCTGGTGATCATTGATTATCAGCAGGCTATTGAAAATGGATTTGTCCGGATGACGCAGCGCATGGTGGAGATCATGCATGGTGGTGAGGAGGAGGAATATGCGTGATGATTTTTGCGCCTTTATTCTGACTCACGGGCGACCGGACAAAGTTCTGACTTACCGAACGTTGCGTCGTGCTGGCTATACCGGGAAAATTTTTATCGTTGTTGATGATGAAGATAAGACACGGCATCAGTACATGGCTGAATTTGGTGAACAGGTGCTGGTGTTTTCCAAAACCGATATCGCCAGTCGTTTTGACGAAGCCGATAATTTCTGTGACCGCCGCTCAATTTTTTACGCCCGTAATGCCTGTTTCGACCTGGCAAAACTGGTCGGGTGTAAATACTTCATTCAGCTCGATGATGATTATCACGAGTTCCAGTTTCGGGTGGATCGCAACTATGACCAGGCCTATTTTCCGATAAGGAAACTGGATGCGATCCTTTCTGAAATGCTGGCGTATTACGAATCAATACCCGCGCTTTCCATCGCTATGTCGCAGGGCGGGGATTTTCTTGGTGACAATGGCGGCCATGCTTCGTGGGTGAAACGCAAGGCAATGAACAGCTTTATCTGTTCGGTTGATCGACCGTTCTCATTCATGGGGCGCATTAACGAGGATGTGAATACGTACACGAATCTCGGTCGCTGTGGTGAATTGTTTATGACGATCGGTGCTGTCCAGTTAGGGCAGAAACAGACGCAGAAAAACAGCGGCGGAATGACCGAGCTGTATCTGGATTCCGGAACCTACGTTAAAAGTTTTTACTCCGTCATGTATGCGCCGTCGTGCGTAAAAATTTCACTGATGGGTGCCAGCCATAAACGCATTCACCATCAGGTCACCTGGAACAACGCTGCAGTAAAAATCCTTCACGAAAAATACAGGAAGAAGACACCCTGCATATCAATGGGGGTGACAAATGATTCCGTATTCGAAAGTCGAGTCTCTGGCAGCGTGCCGGATGACTGCACAACAAATCGCTGACGTTCTGGATGTTGATCTGAACCGACTGAAAGAAAATCGGGAAGCAATGACAGATTTTTATGCGGCCATCCGTAAGGGCAGAGCGAAAGGTGAAGCCGAGTTACGAGCGGCATTGTTTAAGCTTGCCAGAAAAGGGGATGCCTTTGCTCTGCGCGAACTACTCAGGGTGGATAAAAATCAGGACTAACTGATGAGCAGACCGGACTGGGGGGCGTTGCAGCAGGAGTATATTGCTGAATACACCCGCTCCGGTATATCTCCGGTGGCATGGTGTGAAGCAAGGGGACTGAATTACGCAACAGCCCGTCGTTACATCAAAAAAACTCCGAAAAATGCGCAGACAGAAATGCGCAAAACTGCGCAAAAAAGTGCGCAGAAAAAATCTGCGCAGACTGCACAAAAGCGGAACGAAAAATCTCAGGAAAAAAAGCCAGTATTCGATGCGGGCCTGAATGAGGGCGACGCGGAGGAATTTTCGTTCTGTCCCGATGAATTCGGCATTTCTGACCAGCAGGCTAAGTTTGCGATGCTTGTTGCTCAGGGTAAAAAGCCGACAGAGGCGTACCGACTAGCCGGTTATGAGGGGCAAGGTGCGACAGCTAACAGCAACGCCAGCCGTATGCTTAGAAATGCCAGGGTTTATCGTGCTATCAGCTACTTCCGCAATCAGTACCAGAAACGCTATACCGCAGACCTGGATTTACTGGTGAGCCAGTTGATGGCCATTGTCCAGGCCGACCCCAATCAGTTGGCACAATTTCGCCGTGTTAACTGCCGTTATTGCTGGGGCGAGAATCATCTCTACCAGTGGCGTGATATTGCAGAATTCGATAAGGCTGCGGCACAGGCCTCCAGAGATGGTAAACCCGAGCCGGAATATGGAGGCCTCGGCTTTGTTGATAACGCCATACCCAATCCTGATTGCCCGAAGTGCTGCGGTGAGGGAACGGGACAGCTTTATATGGCTGATACCACACTGCTTGATGGGGATGCGCGGCAATTATATGCAGGGTCAAAGCTCGGAAAATACGGTGTTGAGATCCTGCTGGAGGATAAGGCTGCCGCCCGGCGTGAATTGTTGCGTTTGCTTTCTGCTGGCGGGGCATTATGTGCAGATAAGCGGCTACAGGAACTGGAAATTGAACGGCGCAGAATAGAAAACCAGAAGCTGCGCAAAGAGATCGAAACGGTGGAGGATAATGAACATCCCCAGCCTGTGGCGATCAATATTAATGTGGTTGATGCCAGAGTAAGGAGTGATGAAGATGATCTCTCCGACGCTTAATGTGCCTCAGGCGCGATTTCTTTCAATGCCCCATAAATTTAAAGCCTATATTGCTGGTTTTGGCTCGGGCAAAACATGGGTTGGGTGTGGCGGCATATGCAAGGGGATTTGGGAGCATCCAGGTATAAATCAGGGATATTTTGCGCCAACGTATCCCCAAATTCGCGATATTTTTTACCCTACAGTGGAAGAAGTTGCTGCTGACTGGGGATTGAACGTAAAAATTAATGAGGGAAATAAAGAGGTTCACTTTTATTACGGACGCCAGTATCGGGGAACCACTATCTGCAGATCGATGGAGAAGCCACAAACGATCGTCGGTTTCAAAATTGGTAATGCGTTGGTGGATGAACTGGACATTTTGCCGAAGGAAAAAGCCAGAACGGCGTGGCGCAAGATAATTGCACGTATGCGTTATAAGATTGATGGACTTCGCAACGGTATTGACGTTACAACCACGCCGGAAGGATTCAAATTTGTCTACGAGCAGTTTGTTAAAGCCGTGCGTGAAAAAACAGAGCTGGCCTCACTGTATGGTCTGGTGCAGGCATCTACTTTCGATAATGAAAAGAACCTGCCAGCAGATTACATTCCTTCGCTTCTTGAATCATACCCTCCAGAGCTGATTAAAGCCTATCTTCGAGGACAGTTTACTAACCTGACAAGTGGTACTGTTTACCATCAGTTTGACCGGAAACTGAATAATTGCGAAGAAGTGGAGCAGCCAGGGGAGCCGATTTATATTGGGATGGATTTTAACGTTGGAAAGATGGGCGGGAATCGTCCATGTGCTGCGTTTGGGGCTTCCATGTGCGGTAACTGAAATCATCAATGCCTACGATACGCCGGATATGATCCGCATCATTAAAGAACGCTTCTGGCTGTATGACGGGCATGATTACCGGAAAGTGAGGGAAATTTATATTTATCCAGATGCTTCCGGGGATTCCAGAAAATCAAGTAACGCAAGTACGACGGATATAGCCCAGCTTAAGCAGGCTGGTTTTAACGTTGTGGTGAACAGCTCGAACCCGCCAGTAAAAGATCGCGTTAACTCAATGAATGCAATGTTCTGCAATGCCAATGGTGAGCGTCGCTATAAAGTTAATGTGAAGCGTTGCCCGTTATATGCCGAATCTCTGGAGCAACAGGTCTGGGATGAGAAGGGGGAGCCTGATAAAAAATCTGGCAATGATCACCCGAATGATGCCGGAGGTTATTTCATCGTTAAGCAATTCCCTATTGTCAAACCGACCGGAAGAGTCACATCACTTCGGATTTAATTATGGCTGATATATCAACACCCAACCTCGACTATAACGATATGCTGGAGGCGTGGGATATTAACGACGCACTGATGGGCGGTACGCTTGAAATGCGCAGGCAGGGGGAAAATTATCTCCCAAAATGGCCTAACGAAGATGAAGACGCTTATAAAAAACGCCTGTCTGTGGCTACGCTACTTCCTGTGTATGAAGAAAGCATCAAGCAAAATATTGGGCGCATATTTGCAGAGCCGACAGTATTGAGTGAGGAAACGCCGGCAAAAATCAGGGAATATGCAGAAAATATCGACATGGAGGGGAGCCGACTGGATGTGTGGGCGCAGCAATTTTTCAGCCTCGCATTTCAGTATGGTGTGGCACATGCGCTGGTGGACTATCCACGAACGGATATGAAAGAGATTCGGACAAAAGCCGATGAAAACGCGACCGGTGGTCGTCCGTACGTTACGATGCTGAATCCACGCCAGGTTATTGGATGGAAATCGAAAGTTGAAAAAGGGAAAGTTGTTCTCACTGATTTGCGTATAAAAGAGGTCATCATTATTGATGGTGATGATTTCGGGCAGAAGAAGGTGGAGCAGATCCGCCATATTATGCCCCGTCGAGTTGAAATTTATCGACGTAGCGAAGGCACTAATGGCGAATCTGTCTGGACGCTTCATGAGTCATGGAATACCAGCCGTGATGATATTCCTCTGGTAACACTGTACACGAAGAAAACAGGATTTATGCGTGGTACACCGCCATTGCTTAATCTTGGCTTGCTGAATATCAAGCACTGGCAAAGCCAGAGCGAGCAGGACAATATTCTTCATGTTGCCCGCGTTCCATTGCTGGTGGCCTACGGGCTGGACAGGAATGAAGAACTGACGGTTGGTGCATCCACCGCTACGATTTTTGAGGACAGAACAAAAAATGGCCTCGAATATGTTGAACATAGTGGCGCAGCGATAGAATCTGGCGAAACATCACTTGAGAAGCTGGAAAATCAGATGCGTCATGCCGGCGCTAAACTTCTGCGTGCTGAAAATACATCCACCAAATCTGTTGATCAGACTAATGAAGAGCGAATGCAGGAAAACTCGCCGCTTTATACAATGGCGAACTCCCTCGAAGATGCCCTCGATAATATTCTCCAGATAATGGCGGAATGGATCGGAGAGAGTTGCGGTGGCAATGTGGATGTGCGCACTGAACTGGATGTATCTGCCCAGGTGTTTGACTCATCCTCCGCGCTGGCTGTTCAGTCATTGCGTCAGGGCGGTGATATACGTCAGATTGATGCGGTTCGGGTGTTGCAGGCGTTGAAATTTATCGATCAGGATTCCCGTCCAGAGGAAGTGATCGATGAATTAAAAAATCAGAGTGTAATGCTGATGGAAATCAATGATGCAAACCGTGAATGAACGGCTGCGTGATGAATCAATTGCTCATGCAGTCTGGATATCCCGCTATAGCACTGGCGTGGCTGCCAGAATGGTGAAAATACTGAATGACAGCGATGCGGAACTTACTGCTCGCCTGCTGATAGCACTGGACAGCCTCGATCCAGGTAGTTTTACCGTTAAGCGCCTGGAGTCACTTCTGGCGAGCGTCAGAGAGGTTAACCGCACTGCTATTAACAGCATGTTTACCAGTCTCTCCGGAGAGCTGAACGAGCTGGCAATTTATGAGGCTGGTTATCAGTTAAGTCTGTTTGATTCTATGCTACCTGATTTTGTTGCTGATGTTCACCCTCTGGTTGGTATCTCTCCTGATGCACTTTATGCCGCTGCAATGGCGCGACCATTCCAGGGACGACTGCTCAGTGAGTGGGCCTCAGATCTTGAGGCGGATCGGCTCAGACGCATAACAAATACAGTGCGTCAGGGTTTTTTGCTGGGGGATACCAATGAGCAGATCGCAAGAAAAATTCGGGGACATGTCAGTAAGGGATTTCAGGATGGTGCATTGCAGATGAGCCGGGCTAATGCGGCCAGCATTGCAAAAACAGCGGTTGGACATCTTGCTGCTACTGCCCGTGAGAGTTTTGCCAGCGCGAATAATGATTTGATTAAGGGTAAGCAATGGTTATCAACGCTTGATAATCGTACTACGCCACAATGTCGAATCAGGGATCGCCTCAAATATACGCTGAATAATAAACCTGTAGGTCACAGCGTGCCTTATTTGCAGGGGCCGGGAAAAATTCATTTCTGCTGCCGCTCAACGGAAACGTTCATTCTGAAATCAGCGAAGGAACTGGGTATTGATGTTCGCGATATTTCCCCGGCTGAGCGGGCCAGCATGGATGGCGTGGTGGCCGGAGATACAACCTACAGGGAATGGTTTTTGCGTCAGCCTTACACCAGACAAAAACAGATTGTGGGGGAAACCCGAGCAAAGCTGATTCGGGATGGTGGTATGTCGCCAGATGAATTTTACACCGATAAAGGCGAATGGCTGACGCTGAAGCAGCTCCGTGAGCGTGATGCACAGGTATTCAGAAAAGCAGGGATTTAAATAAATCATTTATTACAACAGGCTACCTTCGGGTGGCCTTTTTTATTGCTGCGATCCGGATGGTGAGCAGCGTAACTGTCGGAAGACTTAAACCAGGTACTAATATGAAACTGAAAACGGTCGAGATTAACGGAAAACAATACGCAGAAATTGATACTGCTGGCCTGCCAGTTTATGTGCACGACGATGGTAAAGAAATTGGCTTCGATGCACCGCTGGCGACAAAAAAAATTACAGAGCTTAATGGCGAGGCAAAAAATCATCGCCTGGCTAAAGAAGCTGCAGAGGAAAAACTGGCTAAGTTTGCCGCTATCGAAGACCCGAAGAAGGCGATCGAGGCACTGGAAATGCTGTCAAAAATCGACCAGAAAAAGCTGCTCGATGCGGGACAGGTTGACCAGGTTAAGGCAGAAATTACGAAAAATTTTCAGCAGCAATTAGATGAAGAAAAGCAACGCTCTCAGATGCTGGAGAAGCAGCTTTACGATTCTATGATTGGCGGTAGTTTTGCGGGTTCAAAATATATTGCCGATAAAATTGCGATCCCGGCAGATTTATTACAAGCCCGCTTCGGGCAGGCATTCAAAGTGGAAGAAGGGAGGATCGTTGCTTATGACGCTTCCGGCAACAAAATTTATTCCCGC